CGCTGGTTTCGGTTTCATGATCGCTCACCCGTGCGCTACCGTGGCCCCGACCAAGTTGGAGGACTACACGATCCACGACAACCCGCCCGGTATTTCCGGCGCATTGGTGGAGGGCCGTATCTGCTACGATGCCTTCACGCTGGACAACAAGGCCAAGGCCATTTACTATCAGGCCACCGAGTAAACCAACGGGGTGCGTGGGCAACCGTCTACGCGCCCCATATATCGCTTTTGAGGGAATTTTATGCAGAGGGTTGATAGATTGCTTGTCAAAGCAAAAAGGGCCGCACAGCGCAAGGCAGAGCGGTTTTATATGGGGTTTGTGGACTATGACCCCGACAAGGGGAAGTGGATCGCCAAAGGCGATTTGTGGACAGGAAAACAGGGTGGCGGACGGCGTATCACAACGGAGCATGACAGTATGGAAGCTGCTGTTGCCGCGCTGGACAGTCTTTCCCGCGAATACCCCAACACGGTTGAAGATATGCCAATATTCTACGGCGCGGAGGATTTAACAAATTGAAAAGTTAATTTCAGAGAGGCGGTGAGACTATGCCCCGGCGCATGGTGCTAAAGTTATCTACTCCGGCAGATATTCGCCGAGCTATGGCACGGGTTACGAACATGATCCTAAACAAAGAGATAGATCCCAAACGGGGAAATGCGATATTGTATGGTTGTAATTCCGCGCTGGCAGCTATACGCACTGACGAACAGGAGAAGAAATTGACGGAGTTAGAACAGCTTTTGAGTGAAAGGGAATAATGCCCATGACCGCCAAAGAGTATTTATCACAGTATAGTTTGCTTATCCTAAAAATCAAACAGAGACAGCAGGAATTGGAGTGCCTGTTATATTATCTCAACTGGAAATATCCAGCAGATAAAGCAGTTATAAAGCGTCTGATACGAAAAGTAGAAAGGGCAATCAAATATCTTTCCAATAGGCAGAATACAATCTTTGACCAAGTACAAGGTATTGCAGATGATAGATATCGGCAGCTTCTCTTTTTACGATTCATTGAGGGAAAAGACCTTTTGCACATCTCAGAGGAAATGAGTTATTCAGAGCAGTATATCCGGCGCTTGCACGGAAAAGCATTGGAAGCATTTACACAGCGATATTTTAGCGAGACGTAAACCAAAAGAAGAAGGTGAAGATATGTCCTTGAAAACCGATCTTGAATTGCATGACGGTTTTTCCAGTGTGCTTAACAACATTATGGGGGCGGTCAATGCTACCGTTTCGGCCTTTACCAACTTCCAGAATGTAGCAGAAAACGTAATAGACACGCGATCTATGGACGTAGCCATGGACGCCGCAAATCAGACGGCGGCGGCGATCCAGGCTATCAATGATTCCCTTTCCAGGGCCGGGAGCATGGGCGGGTTGGACATTACCCCGCCCATTGTTCCCGGCCCCGTGGAAGTGGAGGTAACACCCGTTGTCACAAAACAGCCTCATATTGATACGCCGGACGATATTACCATTGATATGTCGGTTGACGGCGTTTCCGAAAGCCAACAGCAGATTGAAGATATTTCAAACAGATTGAACAGCGTTACCCAAATGCAAAACGCGATCCGGGACGTTGCGAAATCTGTTTATGTTTTGCCGGACGATACCGCGCAAAGCATTACCGTGATAAACCGGGAAATTTCCCAGATGCAAGCGGCGTTAAATTTCTTGAAAGAAAACCCGTTAAATCTTGATTCGTCCATTGCGGAATTGCAAATCAAGAGTATTTCGGATTCTCTGGACGGCCTGATTGCAAAACAGCGGCAAATTGATGATTACATGGGTAATATCCCTTCCAGCGCGGTCAACGTGGATATTAACCCCATTGTGCCTGATCCGTTGGTGGATACTCCGGCCCCTGTCACCGTCCCCGTTGTATGGAATTTCGATAATCTCCCCGTCTTCACAAATACGGGGGTAGAGCGGTTCCAACAGGAGGTTGCAAGCGCAAATTCCTTAATGGAAACGCTGAATACCACGCAGGAGCGGATCAACGCACGGGCGGCAAGTATCAATATTTTCCCGGCTAACGCCGCAGCGGATTTGAATACAATGCAATCCCGCATTCAAGCGATTCAAAACTGCATTACTCAAATAGCAAATAATCCCATTAACATGGGTACAGATACCGCAAACAATGAATTGGAACAGCTACGGGCGCAGCTTGCGCAAGCCATAGAAGCGCAAAATGCCCTTAATGAAGCGGTTGATAATCTGGACGTTTCAGCGGCGAATGAAGCCTATATCCGGCTTTCTCAAACCGTGGGCAATACAGAAAGATATATCCGGGATAACGTGGACGCGCAAGGCCGCTTCAATCAGGAAATTCAAGAGGGAAACGACAACGCAAACCAACTTATGAACACGATCAAAGGGGCCGTTGCCGCCTATGCAAGTGTTCAGACCGTAACAAAGGCATTGGACTTGTCGGATCAGCTTACCAGCACTACAGCGCGGTTAAACCTGATGAATGACGGGTTGCAGACCACGGAAGAACTTCAAAACATGATTTTTGCGTCCGCTGAAAGATCAAGGGGCGCATATCAAGCTACCGCTGACGCCGTTTCAAAGCTGGGCCTTATGGCCGGGGACGCCTTTTCCAGCAACGAAGAAATTGTTGCGTTTATGGAACAGCTTAACAAGCAATTCACTATTGCCGGGACGGAAGCGGCGGGAATTGATGCGGCCATGCTGCAATTAACGCAAGCTATGGGTTCCGGCGTCTTGCGTGGTGAAGAATTTAACAGCATTTTGGAACAGGCCCCCAATGTGATTCAATCTATCGCTGATTATATGGGGGTTCCTAAAGGGCAGCTAAAGGATTTGGCGGCAGAGGGGCAGATCACCGCCGATATTGTCAAAGGCGCGTTGTTCGCGGCGGCAGACGAAACTAACGCCCAATTTGAAGCTATGCCGAAAACCTTTGCGCAAATTGGACAGTCCTTCCAGAATGCCGCTTTAATGTCCTTTCAACCTGTTTTGAATTACATGAACGAAATCGCAAATAATGAGAGTTTTCAAAACATGGTAAACGGGATGATTGAAGGTATGTCCACCGTGGCAAATATCACGCTTTGGGCCTTTCAATCTATCGTGGATTTCGGCGGCATGATTGCGGATAATTGGAGTTGGATCAGCCCTATCATTTATGGGGTTATCGCGGCTCTTGCCGCTTATGGAGCGTATTTAGCTATCACAAAGGGTATAGAAATGATAAGCGCGGCGGCAAAGGGTGCTATGGCCGTTGCGGAAGGAATTCATGCCGCTGCTATTTGGGCCACTACCGGGGCAACCTGGGCGGACGTAACCGCGCAACAGGCTCTTAATGGGGCAATGTACGCTTGCCCGATCACTTGGATCGTCATAGGAATTATTGCCCTGATTGCTATTATCTATGCCGCTGTGGGGGCTGTCAACAAATTCGCTGGTACAAGTATTTCCGCAACCGGGATCATTATGGGGGTATTCGCTACCTTGGGCGCGTTCATTTGGGATTTGGTTTTAGGCGCGGTGGAATTGGTTTTTGGCGCAATTCAATCTTTAATCAATCCATTCATTAACATAGCGAATTTCATAGGCAACGTGTTTACAAACCCTGTTTCGTCCATTATCTATCTATTTCAAGGTATGGCCGATACCGTGTTAGGCATACTACAAAAAATCGCGTCCGCGCTGGATTTCGTTTTCGGTTCCAACATGGCCGATACGGTACAGGGTTGGCAGGATTCCATCAAGGCGAAAGCTGATGATTTAGTTGCCGAATACGCGCCTAACGAAAACTATCAAGAGATTATGAGTACCCTTGATTTTTCTGTGTCGGATTTGGGATTAGAGCGCATTTCTTATTCTGACGCATGGAAAGCCGGGTATGAGTTAGGGGAGGATATAGACGAAACTGTTTCCAATTTCTCATTGAATGATCTTTTGGGCGGTTCTAATTTTGAGATGCCCACGGACGGAAGCGGGTTTGATTACACCCAATACGGTGCGGGGCCGGGGGCCAATCTTGCCGGGGACGTGTCGGACATTGCTTCCAATACCGGCGATATTGCGGATACTCTGGACGTAACGGACGAAGAATTGAAGTATTTGCGGGACATCGCGGAGCAAGAGACTGTAAACCGCTTTACCACGGCAGAAATCCACGTTGATATGTCTGGAATGCAGAACAACATTTCTAACGATATGGATTTGGACGGCATAATTGACGGAATGATTGACGGCGTAGGGGAAGCGGTAGAAATTGCGGCAGAAGGGGTACATACGTAAAGATTTAGCGAAAATTAAAGCGGGTTAAACCTTATTAACCCGTGTTGCATTTTTGTTGCAAATACCCCGAAAATCCCGGCACGTCTGACACGGGCCGAAATCTTAAAACCCTTGCAATATCAAGACTTACAGCGTCCCACAACTGCCGCAAATATTGAACAATTTATTATACCCTATGGGCACACATTCGCCACCAACGCCTTGGAACGCGGGATGGACATCAAGACCCTGTCGGCCATCATCGGCCATGTATCCAGCGCCACGACGCTGAACGTCTACGCCCATGTCACCGACGAGATGCGGCAGTCGGCTGCGGCCAAAATAGACCGGACGATCGCGAAGGCGAAACCCCAGCCGGACAAATCGGCCCCGAAAAAGCCCACCCGAACCACCTTCCAGACGGTCAAGGGGAAATACCGCAAGCCGGGCACCGGATGTATCACCCAGATCGGCGACCGCCGGTGGGAGGGCCGATACTCTCCCAAGGTCAACGGCAAGCGCATGACCAGGAATGTGTACGCACACAGCGAGGAGGAGTGTGAGGAAAAGCTGGCCGAGATGATCGTGCAGATGAAGAAAGAAATTGCCGCCCTACGCCCCCAGATAAAAGCCGAGTAAATATAGCGCGACGGGACAAGATTTCCCGGAGGACGTTTTTTCTCTGTCTGTGGCTTTTTATGTGGTCAGCGCAAAAACGAATCGCCAGGCATCCCGCAAAAGGCTCCGGAACGTTATGAAAAAGTCCCCGTTTCCAACGGAAACAGGGACTTTTGTGGTGGACGATACAGGACTCGAACCTGTGACCTCCCGCACGTCAAGCGGATGCTCATACCAGCTGAGCTAATCGTCCAAAGAACAAGCCTTATTATAGCCGGATTGGGAGCGATTGTCAAGGGGGTTGTAAAAATTTCTACCTGAGCGGTTGCACTTGCCGGGTTACTGTCCAGCAGGGAGGGGTAGCGGGGAGCAGAGGAAAGCCAAAGAATCAAAGATGTTTTTGAGACCCCGGAGAGTTCTGTGTAATCGACGAGAAATGACAGCATGAAAAGCTTCGACATGGTCAAGAATGGATAATAAAAACGACAAAGCCATTTGCAACGGAAAGGAGCCGA